GTCGTCGACCTGCTGCAGCAGTCCTCCGGGTACGCCCGCACCACCGGGGTGGGGTCGAGCGCCAGGCAGGTCGGCGGCGGCACCGTCGCCAAGACCGAGTACGGCGTCGGCATCGGCGACCTGCGGGACCGGACGTACACCTCGCACGGCCGCAAGGTCAGGAAGAGGGCCGTCTAGTGGAGTTCACAGTCCAGGCGTCCGGCCCGCTGTTCAACGGCGTGTCCAGTGCCCTCGTGCAGCGGTACACGCAGGAGGGCGGCGAGGAGGTCGCCCAGTGGGCTGACGCCGAGGTGCATCGGGTGCTGGGGCAGGTGCTGCGGAACCCGACCGGGTACTACGAGTCGCAGGTTCAGGTGAACCGGGTATCCAACGACTCCTTCGCGATCACCGATGGTGGTGTGGTCTACGGGCCGTGGCTGGAGGGCATCAGCAGCCGCAACGACGCGACTCGGTTCAAGGGCTACGCCACGTTCCGGCGGGTCGCCGAGCGGGTCGAGAAACGAGCCGACCGCACGTTCGCGGCGATCTTCGCTCGGATCCAGGGGAGGCTCTGATGGCCCTCGACGCCGCCCAGATCATCGACGCCGTCGTCAGCCACGCCGCGGCCAGTGGCTGGTTCGACCGGGTCAATCAGCACGAGCCGAAGAACGCCCCGCCGTACGGCCTGACGGCCGCGGTGTGGGTCGACGAGATCCGGCCCGCCCAGTCCTCGGGCCTGGACTCGACGTCGGCGCTGCTGGTCCTCAACGTGCGGCTGTACACCAGCATGCTGCAGGAGCCGCAGGACGCGATCGATCCGAACCTGGTGGCCGCGACCAGCGTGCTGTTCGCGGCGTACAGCGGGGACTTCAGCCTCGGCGGTGAGGCCCGGCATGTCGACTTGCTCGGCGCGGAGGGCGCCCCGTTGCGGGCCCGGGCCGGCTACCTCAACCAGGACCAGAAGCTCTACAGGGTCATGACGATCACCCTCCCTGTGATCGTCAACGATGCGTGGGATCAGGCGGCGTAGATGGCGAAGACAGGCGGACTCGGCGACAACCTTTACGTAGGCGGCTACGACCTCTCCGGGGACATCGGGAGCATCGAGAAGCTCGGCGGCGGCCACAAGCCGATCGAGGTTACTGGCATCAACAAGAGCGCCTTCGAGCGGCTCGGCGGCGTCCGGGACGGCGGCATGTCGTGGAAGGCGTTCTTCAACACGGCGATCGCCGCGGCACATCCGGTGCTGTCCGCGCTGCCGACCGCGGATGTCGTCGCCACGTACTGCCGCGGCACGACGCTCGGCGACCCGTGCGCGTCGACCGTCGCGAAGCAGATCAACTACGACGGCAACCGCAGCCAGTCCGGGGAGTTCACGTTCTCCGTCGACGTCGAGCCGAACAGCTACGGCGTGGAGTGGGGTCGCCAGCTCACGGCAGGCCTGCGCACGGACACCGCGGCCACAAACGGCAGCAGCATCGACACAACGGCGTCGGCCTCATTCGGCGCCCAGGCCTATCTGCAGGTGACCGCGTTCACCGGCACAGACGTAACCGTGAAGATCCAGGACTCGGCGGACAACTCGTCGTTCACCGACGTCACCGGGCTGGCGTTCACCCAGGTCACGGCCGCCCCGTTCACGCAGCGGCTGGCCACGTCGAACACCGCGACGATCCGCCGTTACCTGCGGGCCATTACGGTCACCACCGGCGGCGTCACCAGCGTGACGTTCGCCGTGCACATCACCAAAAACGAGATCGCCGGGCAGGTGTTCTGATGACCCGCATCCAGCCCAACATGCCGCCCCAGGCCTACAAGACGTACCGGATCGTCTCGCCGCAGAGCACCCACTTCCGGCCCGGGACCTGCGCCGAAGCCGACTGCGGCGCCTACTTGGCCGGTTGGCGGTCGACCATCGACGAGGCCACCGTCCTCGGCCAGCAGCAGGCTCACTACATCCGCAAGCAGTCGGGCCGCGCGTTCACCGAGGAACGCCAGCCGAACGGACTGACGGCCTTCACGTTCGAGGCCGGCCAGCGCTGCTTCGGTGAGCACCAGATCCGCCTCGACCGGCCCGAGCACTACCTGGTGGCCAACGGCGACTGGCGACAGTACGGCGCACAGCGCCAGCACACCACCGCGGCCGACTGGGTCGAGGACTTCGGCGAGCACCAGCAGCGTCTCGCCGACCTGATTGAGAGGGGTTGATCATGGCCAAGGCTTCCGGCCTCGGATGGACGACGCTGTCTGTGGACAACAGCGCAGGCACCGCCAAGGACATCCGCAACGACATCACGGACCTGCAGTTCAGCACGCCGAGGGCTGTGCAGGACATCACCGGCATCGACAAGAGTGCCATGGAACGACTCCTGCTCCTGGCCGACTTCTCGATCGATCTGAAGGGCGTCTTCAACGCCGCGACCGACAAGAGCCACGACGTGTTCAAGACGGTGCCGTCGACCAGCGTCAACCGCACGGTGTCCCTGACCGTCAACGGCGTATCCCTGCCGAACGAGTGCCTGTTCACGGACTACCAGCTGTCCCGCAGCTCGTCCGGTGAGCTCACCTGGTCCGCGCCCGGCGTCCTGTCGGACGGCACCGTCCCGACCTGGGCCTAAGGGGTACAGCACATGGGCTACAAGGTTCAGCGAAAGGCCTACCACCTCAAGTTCCAGGGCACCGACTGGGACGGGCTGGAGGTCACTGCCCGGTCCCTGACGACCGGACAGGTTCTGGAGATGGAGGCTGCCCGCATCGCGAGGGCTGAGGGCGGCAAGGGCAGCGAAGGAGCCACCCGGCAGATGCTGGAGCTTCTCGCCGACTCGCTCGTGGCGTGGAACGCAGAGGACGAGTCCGGCGAACCCATCCCCGCCACCTTCGAGGGCGTCGCCTCGCAGGACATGGACTTCAACATGGCGATCATCAACGCCTGGACGACTGCGATCAACGGTGTACCCGCCCCTTTGTCGCCGACCTCCAGCGATGGGCAGCCGTCCCTGGAGGCGTCGATTCCGATGGACGTGCCCTCACCGAGCCTGACGAGCTGAGACGGGCCCGGTTCGTCATCGGCCTGTGCGACAGGTGGCACAAGTTGCCGTCGGAGGTGCTGGCTGAGCCGGCGGAGATGCTGCGGTACCTGCGGATCGTGGAACTGGGAAGGAGGGATGAGCCCGAGTGAACATCGTCGAGATCATCGTCACGGCGAAGAACCTGACGGCCCCGGCATTCGCTGAGGCCAAGGCCGGTGCGTCTGGCATGGAATCGGCGATGTCGAAGGTCAACAAGACGGCGCTGGTGGGCGCCGCGGCGATGACGGCGTTCATCGGCGAGTCGATCAGCATGGCCTCCAAGTTCGACTCGGAGATGGCGCTCCTCCACACGCAGGCCGGTGTGGCCCAGGACCAGATCGCGGGCCTGTCCCGGGGTGTGCTGAACCTGTCCGGCGTGGTCGCGCAGGACCCGAACAGCTTGGCCGAGTCCCTGTTCCACGTCGAGTCCAACTTCGAGTCGATGGGCATCACCTCGGAGCAGGCTCTGAAGCTGACCGAGACCGCGGCGAAGGGCGCCACGATCGGCCACGCCGACCTGGTGGACGTCACCAACGCCCTGACTGCGGCGGTGGCGGCCGGCATCCCCGGCGTGGAGAACCTCGACCAGGCGATGGGTGTCCTCAACGCCACGGTCGGTGTCGGTGACATGAAGATGCAGGACCTGGCCAGCGCGTTCGGGTCCGGCATGGTGGCCACCGTCAAGGGCTTCGGCCTGTCGATCACCGACGTCGGAGCGGCGCTCGCGGTGTTCGGTGACAACAACATCCGCGGCAGCCTGGCCGGCAACCAACTCCGCATGTCGGTCATGGCCCTGGCCAAGCCGGTCTCCACGTCTGAGGCCGCGCTCAAGACCCTCGGCATCACCAGCACCACCCTTGCGAACGACATGCAGAAGGGCGGCCTCAAGCTGGCCCTCGAAGACCTCGTCGACCGGCTCCACAAGGCCGGGATCTCGGCCGAGCAGCAGGGCCAGGTCATCACGGACGCATTCGGT